CTCGGAGGCGGTTGCGCTCCGACTCAAGGAACGAGAGAACCGGAGTGGAGAACTGAACGGGTGCTTGTTTCTGAAAAGGCATGCAGTCCAGTATCGGACCGCATGGGGTGTGATAGTTACGATTATCGCATGCGCGATAACCGTAATTCCCCTCCGGCCGCGCTCGCCTCCCGTTTTTGATTTTCAAAACTGCCTGAAGGGTTAGCCGCCCAATACTCTCCGCCAAGATTGTGTTCTGCGACTAACCGAGGGCAGCTTCGAGCGGTAAAAGGACCGGGAAGCGAGCCTGCCGGATTTATTGTGCCATAGGTTTCTGTTCCCTGTCCTGGGAGTTCAGTCGATTTTTTTCGAGTGACAGGTGAGGACAGGGGTATGGCAACCACAGATCAACAGTACCAACGGGGTGAGCGGTGAGTGCGGCGGCTCGGCCGCGGCGATCACGGTGCCGGGGTTATGTACGCCGCGAGCGGGTGGATGTTGGGGGGAAACGGCCGCGGCGGGTTTGGCGCGAAGTACCTTCCTATCCGCACTATTTGACCCTCGGGTTGGGTGGGAAGATGCCGGAGGGATTTCCGGCATTCAATATTCTGAAATGGCCCTCCCGGCTACCAGAAAAGGGCTTTCCGTTATGCATCTATATTCTGGCTCAATGTTTTAAGCCCGGAGTATTCATGTCGAACCCCTTAGATCTCGAAGAGCTCACGGACGTTCTGAATTTTGAAGACCCGAAGCAAACCAGAAATATTGTGGCCGAAATGTTGGCTCTTGGCGCATTGGTTGAACTCGCGGAGGGGTCATGGAGATTTGCGGTCGATGTAGAGCGGATCGAGCAATTGGACCGCGTAGAAAGAAAGCAGCGCAATTACACGCCGCGAAAGGATTTAAATGTTGAACCATACTCAGCAGAACGTGGTCAGGGAGATGGCGAAGCAACTGGAAATAGCGGCGGCAATCGTGCGGCGACGCTGGAAGCGCACGCATTATACCGTCGATCCAATTCGGAATGTCGCGTATTGGCAGCCAGAGCCTTTGACTCCGGAGGAGTTCAAGACGAAGCAGCGCGGGATTTATCTATACAACCAGATTCTGAAGTGGTTGATCTGTCCGCATGCCCAGTTGATGCCGATCGAGTGCACGATCAATCAATTTTTATCGGATGTAGCGGTACTACAGCGTTTTCTACAGATCGCGGGAGTCCTTCCGTTGCGGGGTTCGGGACATCCGATCTTGCCGAAGGAGCCAGTTCAACGTCGTTCGCCAACGAAACCTCAATTGAAGCTGGTCACGCGCTCGAAAGCGGATTCCAGGTAGGTCTCGGGCTGGGTGTGGCGGCTGCGTTCAATCTACTCCCTAGCGAAATGGATTTCACTAATTGCGATACGGATTTCGTTCGGAAGGAAATCGATATCCAGAAATCGGATCTCGATTTCACCAAAGAGATCGCAAGTCCAACAAACCAAATGTTGGAGCCTGATTTTCAGATTGCTTTAGATTCTATAAAGCAAGCAGAGGGCTTGCTTATCGACTCCCGTGAGGCCGATTACCTCAATCGATGGGTTGGCCGCGAGGCCTGGGGCTCACCGAAAGGCCGATGGCTGTTGACGGATGAGCAGCTTAAATCCGTCTTCGAGGAATTGCGCCGTCAGAACCGGACCGCCTACGAGTTTGTGGATTGGCTGAGTCGTTCGGGCCACACGCTCAACAATCCGAGGGATGTGGTTGCATTGTTAATTTTCCTAATTCGCCGCATGCCGCCGAAGCCTATTCCGCCGCAAAACGCGCGTACCGAGCGCTTGGCGCATACCAGCGAAATCGATGTAAGGCTTCCGCCTGATTCAGGCTCCGAACCGCCGGGCGAGCGCTGAGTACAGCTCTTCGAGCAAATCATCAGATACCTGGTCGAGCTGCTGCTCCAGCGGCTCTGGATCGGCATGCGCGGCCGGCTGCGGCTGTCTTCCCTGGGCGCCTAAGCAGGACATTTCCGCATTCTTTTGGGCGGTGAGCCATTTCGGCCGCATTCGTCGCGTGAGCGCGGCCTTGCGCGCGATCCTGCGGCGCTCTTCGGGCGTGCGGCGGGAATTGGTTTTCGCCGCCGCCGCGGCGCCTGCGGAAATGAATTTCGCGCGCTCTTCGGCTGTCATCTTCGCTTGCCGGCGCTTTCCCATTTCCACGGCCGCCGGGTTTTTCTCGCGTGCCATTCGAGCTTAGTATCTCAGATTGGTACGACTATCTTTTGGCTTCAGCTTATCCTTAGGGCCTTGTTATATATAATTCCGTGACTGCATGAAATTAGTTTCGGACAAGAAATGTAGTTTTTGTGAGGTTTCATCCGGAGTCAGTAAAAAAACCAGTGCTCTCCGCAATTTACCCTGTTGCAATCCTGTGGACGATTTGAAATCATCTTTACAACCTAAAATCTGTCGAAGGGATATTTAGGCCGGTCGCTTTAGAAGCCCGTTGACGCCGGCAACGGGCGGCGTTTGCAAAAACGCTTGTATCTGTTACGCCGCTTCGAATCCACGCACTCAGACCCCGCCGGGCCGTAGGGTTGCAACCCAGTGACTCGCCGTGTCGAAAGTGCAAGTCGTTTCCCCCGAATCCGATTCTGAAATTATTGGCTATACTCCGCTCGCGGAAGCGATGCGCCGGGTGCGCATTGGCGCCGCGGAGTGGGTCAGCCGCAGGCAACGCGCCATCCGAATGAAGCGGCTGATGGATACGCCGCTCCACCCCTGCCGAACCTTCACCAGTCGCGGCGGCGTGCTGGCGTCGGCCGGTCGAAGCCAAGTGTACACGCTCGCGGACTCCCGCGGGCGTGTCACTGGCTTCAAGACCATCTATCCGGAGGATCGACACGTGTTCCAGGCCGCCGCGCTCGGGATCGACGTATGAAGTCGTATCGGCTGACATGTGACGCGTTTGTCGCGAGAGTCCAAGTTGACGATTCCGATGTCATTCGATGGGCCGCGCCGGTGGTCCGGAAGTTCCTAGGGCAGCCGCTCGATCAACTCAAGACGTGGATGAAAAAGTATGGCGGGTTCAATATGCAGGTGGTGAGCTCGCAACCTGGATTGTTTGGCGAAGATGGCGGAACAGTTGGACCTAATGCCGCCTAAGGCGGTCCGCACGGTTCGCGAGCACGTGCGCGCAAAGCTCGCCGGTTTTGATCTTCGCCAGGTGGAGCGGGAGCGGCGGCGGGCATCGAGCGGCCGCCGCCGTTCCGCCGCTCCTGCCGTTCAAGCGCGGCTACCGATCGACGATTCGGCTACACTGACACCTCGATGATCGAGTTCGTTCCCGACGCCACCGCCGCTGATATCCGCGCCGCTGTTGCCGCGCTTGACGATGCTCAGATTGAGCAATTGCTCTTCGATTGGCGGATGTGGGCGCGCCCGGAGCAGATCTGGCCGCCGGGCGACTGGCTGACGTGGCTGATCATTGGCGGCCGCGGCAGCGGGAAGACGCGGCCAGGTGCCGAGGCCGTGCGCGAGGTTGCTCGTGATCCGAACGCCGTGATCGCCTTGATTGGCCCTACAGCGTCCGATGTACGTCAGGTGATGGTTGAGGGCGAATCCGGATTGCTCGCGGTCTCGCCGCCTGCCGAACGGCCGATCTACAAGCCGTCGATCCGCGAGTTGCGCTGGCCGAACGGTGCGCACGGCTATACGTACTCGGCCGAAGAGCCGGAACGGCTGCGCGGGCCGCAGCACTCTTTCGCCTGGTTGGATGAGATTGCGGCGTACCCGGCGCTAAAGACGCTCTGGGATCTTATGGTTCCAGGCCTGCGACTCGGCAGCAACCCGCGGCGCATCGCGACGACAACGCCCAAGCCGCTGCCGTTCCTCAAGCAACTGCTCGACTCGCCCGATACCGTGATCTCGCGGATGCGCACGCGCGACAACCGCGCGAATCTGCCGGCATCGATGATTGCCGAGTTGGAGCGCGTGTACGCCGGTACGCGCATCGGCCGGCAGGAGCTCGAAGGCGAATTGCTCGAAGAAGCCGAGGGCGCGCTCTGGACGCGCGCGCGCATTGATGAGTTGCGCGTTCGCCAGGCGCCCGAGCTCGTGCGAATCGTCATCCCGATCGATCCGAGTGTCACCAGCGGTCCGGATTCGGATGAATGCGGCATTGTGCCGTGCGGGCTCGGCGTGGATGGGCACGGCTATGTGCTGAGCGATCGCTCGGGCGTGTTTTCGCCCGATGCGTGGATCGGCCGCGCGGTGACGGCGTACGATGCGCTCGATGCGGATCGGATCATCGGCGAAGCGAACAACGGTGGCGATCTGATCGAATCGCTGTTGCGCACTCAGCGCAAGAACATCAGCTACGAAAAGGTTCACGCGAGCCGCGGCAAGATCACGCGCGCCGAGCCGATCGCGGCGCTCTACGAACAGGGCAAAGTGCATCACGTGGGCGGGTTCGAAAAGCTCGAAGATGAGATGACGAACTACGTACCGGGAGTTAGTAAGTCGCCGAACCGCATGGATTCACTCGTGTGGGGCTTGTCTTACCTGATGCTGAAACAACCGAAGATCGGGCGGGTGCATTCGGTATGAGGAGGTGCTTGTGCCAGAACTGCGATTGAGGCGCTTGCGCATCGCTACGGAAATGCTGATGCGGTTTTTGCAAGAGCCGGTTGCGCCTGGTCTGGTCGCCGAAGGCATGCCGGCCGATGCACGAATCGTCAACATCGCATGGGAAAAGCCGGCCATTCTCGTGTTGTTTGTAGAAAGCGCGACGTTCGAACCGATTCCGCCGCCGTATACAACGCCGCCGTTGCTCGATGTCCGGTTTACCGGGCAGCTCGGCGGCGGCGCGAGCATTGCGGCGCCGGTGCCCATAAAGAACGGAGGTTAGAGTTATGCCGTTAGTGCCGTTGATTCTTGTGATTGCCGCGTTTGTCTGCTTTGTACTCGCGGCCATTCAGATATCGAACACGCGGGTTAACTTGACGCCACTCGGGTTTGCGTGCGCCACGCTCGCGTGGATCCTGATCGCGTGGAAACTATGACGATCATCGAGCTGTTGGCGGGCCGCGCGAAGCGCATGATGGCCGAACGGGACGGCGCCGTAACGAAGGCGGCCGACAAAAATTCTGCTTCATTGAACCAGAATCCGGCTACGGCCGAAGCCGCTCGCGAGTTGCTTTCGATCGCGGGTGACCTGGGCGGCGAGCCGCTCACGATCAAACGGTTATGGCCTGGTCGACGGCGTAATCCATCCGCCGGCGGTAACGGTCATAAGCGGCGAGCGGGCGGTCTACGGTGATTCCGCCCGCTCGCTCGTTGAGTCGCTGGCGGCGGTCCGATCCAAAGCGGGCCGCCGCGTTTTTTTTCAACGAGTTGCAGGATTCGGGAGATGTAGGCACGCCTGCCAATGGGATAGGGAGTGATCCGGCATAATGGTGGCTGAATTGGTTATGATAATCACTGTTATCAAAGGCTAACCATGCGATTGCGATGTACGAATTGCGGAGAGTCGGTTTCCTCTGAGGTTCCGGATGATACCGTCGTTCGGGCGTGCCTCTTCTGTCCTGAGTGCATCGAGCAAATGGCCAAGGACGGGCGGTTGTGTGACAAGCCTCAAACGAAGTCAAAAAATAAGCAGCGAAGCTAAGGCGAAAGCGGCGGCGGATGGCCGGGATTTCGTCGATTGCCGCAAGTACCAGCGTTCCGGCTTCCACGATTGGGAGGAGTGCATTGATCCGAAATCTGGCGGGTTCATTCGCTGTAGGGTGTGCGGTTACTCGATCGACTGCGAAGATCCGGATGGGGATTTAGGCTGACAGTTTCACAGACCGACTGTTTCCGGCTTCCGTTCCGAGCGGACGGAAGCCTTTTTTATTGGCTGTTCAAAGAAAGGCGGTTTCTCATGCTTTCGTCCAAGTATGATCGGTTCCTTTTCGAGCTCCAGGCCGCGGCCGCGGTCGCGGACGGCGAACACGGCACAAGACTCGCGGCGCAAGCCGATCGATGCGATTGCCGCGGGATCGCCCGCGTCCGTGATCGAGCAACAGCAACAGACCGCGGCGCGCTTGGTCGAAGAGTACGTGGAGTACGTTTGGGACGGCGCGGAGAAGCCCGGTTGGGTCACGCAAGCCGGCCTGTGAGCGGGTTTTCCGCAGTCGTATCGAGGCTTGCCGGTTCCAGTTGGGCCTGGGCCGGATGGCGATCGAAGGCGACGGCTGCGGAGCGGCGGCGATTGGGCGGCCCGTCTCGCTCAATCGCCGCAGTGTGAATTTGGGTTGCAATGCGGAAGTCCGATGTTGAGGCCGTGGTCGCGGCGCTAGAACTGATGATGAGACTCCGGTCGCAAACACGTTACAGGAGTCGGGGTTTCTTACTCTTGAACGCAGCGTGCCATCGGCTCTCCGATCGATTCTGGCGTGAAGCACGGGCGGCGCGATCGAGTTGCAAAAAATGAGCTGGAAGTCCGGCCGGCCGAAAGCGGTTTGCGAAGCGATTCAAATCGCGGCGCGCGCCTTCGGGTTAGAGCCGGAAGCGGTCTTGCGGCGAACGAACGAGCGGCAGCCGGTAGCAGCTCGCCGCTATGTCGCCGTGCAACTGCGGGTACGCGGCTACAGCACTACGCAAATAGGCCGTGTTCTCGGGCTGCACCATACGACCGTGCTTTACCATCTGCAAGCCAGGCCGAGATGCGCACCGCCGCGGCCGCCGATCGAGTGGAACGGCATCGATGAAAGCGGGGTGTGGGCGATTTGACAAGTGAGCGGCGAGTAGGCGGGCGGTTCCGCCGCCGTGTGAAGTAGGGTTGCAAATTCTATGTGTAAGCTCTGCGATGAATCACCGGATGGCGGTTATGAATATTGCCAGGATTGCGGCTGTCTGATTTGCTTCGACGTGATCGATAGCGACGATGTTATTAGGCCGGCGTATGTGACTTCCAGCGGCGATCTGTTCTGCGATCGTTGTGGCTCGGCATGCGATGCCGCAGAGGATGAAGCGATGGAGTTCATTGACAGCGGATTTGAGGACTAACCCAATGGGCGATCAAAACGTGGGCGCCGGCATCTTCACGGTAAAGCATACTTTCACCCGTGAAGAGCTGCGCGAGCTCGGGCTCCGTCTCGCCGGCAAAGCACAGGAAGTCTACAACGCGAAATCGGCGAAGAAGGCAGCCGCCGCGGCCGCGGCCGGCCATATTCAGGAGCTTGAAGACGATGTGGCGGGCTTGGTTCAAAAGCTCAATCAGCTTTGGGAGCCGCGCGAGATGGAATGCCAGATTTACTACCACACGCCGAAACACGGGTACAAGACGATCATCCGGCCGGATACCGGCGAAACCATTCGTGAGCCGGAACCGATGAGCGAGGCGGAAATGCAATCGAGTTTCGTGTTTGTGGACACGCCGCCCGAATCAAAAGACAAACCGCAGTAGGAACAAGCTATGCCGGCAACCAACGTTTTTTCTCGCTTGGGCTTCTTCCGTAAGGCGGGTTCCGAACAGCCGATCATTAACGACGGCAACGGCAACCGTCCTTCCATCCGCGTCACGGCCGGCGGCGGTTTGCCCGGCGCGGTCTGGACTCCGTTTCAGTATCTCGATCAATCGCGCGAAGGCTATCAGCGCAATCCGGATGTCTACGCCTGCATTTCCCTGATCGCCACGGCCGGCAAACAGGTGAAATGGTGGGATGGCGGCAGTGGCTCGAAATCCCTCACGCCGCCCGATATTCTCGCAAAGCAGGTGCTACCGGCCGCGGCGCTCGCGGATCCCAAGATCGGCGCCGCGGCGAAGGCGGCGGATCCGCGGGCATCCTATGCGATGCTCGTACGCGCCGGCGGCGCGAGTTTCATCGAGAATTGGCTCAGCTATCTTTTGCTCGCGGGTAACTCCTATATCGAAATCGAGCGGATCAGCGGGCGGCCGGCGGGGATCTTTCTAGACAGGCCGGATCGCGTCACGCTACCGCCAGGCGCGAAGATTCCGGATGCCGGCAAGAAGCCGGCCGCCTGGAAGGTCTTTCCGCCGTCTGGCGGATCCGGCCGGATTGTCCCATCGGCGGATATGGTTCAGTCCAAGCTGTTCTCGCCGCTCGATGATGTGTTCGGCATGGCGCCGCTCACCGCGGCCATGTTGCTAGTAGACACGCAAAACGAAGGTGTGACACTCGCCAAACGCATGCTGCAACGCGGGTTCGCGCCTGGTTGGATTGGGGCGGCGAAGGATTCGATTTGGGAAGAGCCGCAGATTGCACAGCTCAAAGAGCGGATCAAGCAATCGAAGCAAAACGCTGAAGAAATCTTTTTGGAAAACGCCGAGTGGCATCAGATGGGCTTTCCGCCGGCCGATTCCGGGGTGACGGAAATAAAAGTTCTGTCTAAGCGCGATATCGCGGCCGTGTACCATGTGCCGTCACAGTTGATCGGTGACACCCAATCGCAGACGTACGCCAATTACAAAGAGGCGCGCCGTGCGCTCTACATGGAAGCGGTTGTACCGTTGCTCGTGCAATTCCGCGACGATTGGAACCGTACGATCGGAGCTGAGCTGCGATCGCCGCTCGATTTCGACAAAGACAGTTTTGACGCCATCACCGCGGCGCGCGATGAGGCTACCGATCGCGTGGTTAAGCTATTCCAGAACGGACTAATCACGCAGAACGAAGGACGCGAAGATCTGGACTACGATCCGGTGAAGGGCGGCGATCAATTCTACGCATCGGCGAATTTCCTGCCGCTCTCCGATGGCGCGGAGCCGGCGGCGCCGGCGCCGCCAAAAGCGATCCGGCCGCCCGAGATTCTGAAAGAGCTACCACCGGGGGTTGTGGAATGCCCGGAAGATGTACGCGCGCGGTTCGCGGCGGGCGGCGGGAATGGCGCATAAATTCGAGTTGCCCACTGCCGATAGTCTGATTCAACGCCTGGTCGATGCCGGCGTGTTGCCGAACAACTGCCGGCGCTTCGTGATCGATTGCGAGGTGGGCGAGGTTCCCACGATGTACTTCGAATGCTTCGGCGATGAACGGTTGTCGGTTGTGCTGCGGGATGCCGCTCTCATGGTGGAAGCGCGGCCGGCGGGCAGCGAGCAAGCGGGCGAGCGGGCGGGCGATCCGCCCGCTCAATCGCCGCGCGAGGGGTTCGAACTATGAAACGCGCGCCGGCGCCGCCTGAGCTCCGACTCTTTACCCGCGTGCGGATTTCGGCCGATGGCATCGGCGCCTGTTCCGGCCGGATCGAGGATATCCGCGAAGTGAGCGAGTTGCCGGATACGCCGCTCATGCCGGCCGAGCTGCCGCGCTCGATCCTTCGCGAGTGGAACGTTACCCGCGTGGCTCTGATTTCGTTTCATGCCTATCCGGGGCAGGAATTGATTTTCGGCGCGCTCGAAATCGGCGGACGTTGGTACGATTTGCGCCGGCAAGAGCTCTTGCTCGAAGTGATCGGACAACCGCTATGAAAACAGCCGTCGCAACTACACGTACCTGGTGGGCGTTCGATCGCCAGGCGACCGAAGATCAACAAGTATTTGCGAAGGTGGCGCGCCGGCGCTTGCGCGATGAATCCGCGCGGGCGGCGGCCGCGTATCGAGCGGGCGGGCGGGCGGCGGCGACGGATGCAATTGTCGATTCGCTTTGGATCGATTACCTGCGGCGGGTGTGGGTGAACGTGGTAGTCAATGCCGGCGCGCATACGTTCGTGATCTTGGGCGCCGCTGAGAATGATCATATTTTGGAAGCCGCCGCCGGAAGCTATAACGCGCGCAATGCTGCCGAGCGCGGCGCCGGAATCGCCAACACTTCGCGCAATAAGGTCAAGAGCTCGATCGAGGAAGGCGAGCGGAAGCGCGAGCCGGTGGAACGGATCGCGCGCCGCATCATCGCGGACGGCGAAGCGGCCGCGGCATGGCGATCGCTCACGATCGCGTCAACCGAAGTACATGCGGCCGCGTGCATGGGAAGTCTTACGGCGGCGATCGCCAGCGGGCAAAGGCTCGCGAAAATCTGGTACGGGCCGCGGTTGCACTCGATCACCTGCGATCAGCATAAGACCGTCCGCGGCGCTCGCCGGCCGCTCAATGTCGCCTTTGAAGTTGCGAACGATTACGAACCGGATGCCGGCGCCGATTCGATGATGTATCCGGGTGACGGCGAAGCCGGCGCGCGGGCTTCGAACGTCATCAATTGCCGTTGCTGGTTGGATTTCGAGGTTTTATGACTCCCGATCTGCGTTATACGCCGAGCCGTTGCCAGGCGTTCTTCGGATGTTGGATCAAGGGCGGTACGGAGCTCATGAGTGCTCCCGATGGGTGGTGGTGGGAACATCCCGAGGCCGGATGCTATCGCATCTACCCAAGCCGGCAGCATGTGGGCACGGATCTCGCGGCAACCATTTTGGTTGCGTCGTTCCATGTGGACCGTTCGGCGCTTGCGGGCTCGAAATCCTCGATTCAATTCAATTTCAATGCTTCAACCGCCGTACCGCCCGCAACCGGACAAATACGGCTGGATAGCGCCAATCAGCCCGCGGCTACCTCTGTCCGGGTGTCGTTTCAGGCTGCCGATAGCGCGGATGTCAGGACTCTGGTTATGAGTGTCGGGATCGGCAACCGGCTGATTATCCAGGACGACAACACAACGAGTAAATACCAGGTCTACGATGCGACGGCCGATGCTGCGGATATGGGCACCTATGCGGACATTCCGGCCGCATGGGTCGGGGGCGGATCGGCGCTCACCGCACAGCGGGTACTCGTTTCAATTGGCAACTCGCAACCTCCGCAGTCGGGCACGCTCATTTCCGAAATCGAGAACGATGCGTATGTGATCTGGACATTCGACGCGGCGGGAGTGCTCAAAGATATTGGCGTGAGTCTATTCGTGTTCGCGCCGATGCAGTGAGGAGAAAGGAAGTTGATTCACGTTCATGAATTATTTGGCTTCACGAATCATGCGTTCCCGCAGAATATCGTTGATTCGCGTCAGGTGTCCATCGCCTTTCGATTTCAGCCAGTCCAGGACATCATTGTCGATGCGAAAGGAAATCTGTGTCTTGATCGGCCGGTAATACTTGCCGATCACGCCCTTTGCCCATACGTCGGGCGAAAGCTGCGGTGCTTCGGCGTTATCCAGGCTCTTGTCGCGCTTTTCCCAAGCTTCGCGCACGGCTTGAGTGATCTTAACCTTGCGCGTTGTAGAGGATTTTTTCATAGGATTCAGCCTTTCGAGCGGAGATGATATGGATGATTTCGGTATCGGGGTTGCTGCGGTCAACGTAAACCACTACGGCCAGTGCGAAATGCTTCAACATGCCGATGGCAACGTACCGTTGTTCGTCTCCGATCGAATCGTTTTCCACCGTGATGTGAAACGGATCCGCGAAGACTTCCTTTGCTTGATCGAACGATACGCCGTGTTTGCGAAGGTTTGCCGCCGCTTTCTTTCGATTCCACGTGAATACCGTTACCATCTATTCACTATTGTATATACATTTTTGACTCTTTCGGAGTGTCAAGGAGTGAAGATTGGAGCAACCGCACATGGCTGAAACCGAAAAAAGCTATACCGAATACTGCCCGCTCGAAGCGAAGGCGATCGCCGAAGATGGAACTTTCGAGGGCTACGCATCCACGTTTAACAACGTCGATCTGCAAGGCGACATGGTGATGCCGGCGGCGTTCGCGACAACGCTCAAAAAGCACTCGGGCAAAGTGCCGGTGTTCATGGCGCATCGCAGTGATATGCCGGTGGGCTTCGGCATGGAAGCGCGCGAAGATGCCAAAGGGTTGTGGGTGAAGGGTCAGTTTACGCTCGGATCCGATGGCGGCCGGAACGCGCGCGCCACGGTCTTGCATGCGATCGAGCTCAACCACAAGCCGGGTTTGTCGATCGGCTACCGCCTGCTCAAAGACGGCGCGGAGTGGGACGAATCGACGGGCGTGCGGAAGCTGAAAGCGATCGATCTACTTGAATACTCGATCGCGCTCGTTCCGGCGAATCCGAAGGCGCGGATTACGGCGGCGAAGTCGATCACGGATTGGAGTATTCGCGAGTTTGAGGAACACCTGCGGGATGTAGGGTTCTCGAAGGAAGCGGCGCGCACGATTGCGAGCCGCGGATTTGCTGCGCTCGATCGGCGGGAAGCTGACGCGGCGATAGCTGAGCAGAAGCGCGCGGGCGAAGCCTTTATGGCCGAGCTGCGTCAGGCATCACTCAGTTTCGAAATGATCAGAGGTTAAGCAAATGGCCGAAGGAACAGCAGTCCTACTCAGTGCCGACGATCGCGCGGCGATTCTCGGCATGTACAACGAGATGAAGGCAACCACGGTTGCCATCAAGGCGAAGCTCGAAGCCGGCGAGCCGGCGGGCGAGCTCAAGGTGAAGTTTGAAAAGATCGATCAAAGCCTGGTCGAGTTTCACGCAAAGCACGAGACGATGATCAAGCGCGCCGATGATCTCGAAGCGATGATCAAGCGCGCTCGCGAAGAAGCCGAGCCGCCGAAATCGATCGGCCGCCAGGCGCTCGAAAATCCGGCGATGCTCGCCTTTTTGAAGAAGTGGCAACCGGGCGGCGTGGTGGTCGAATGCAAACGCGGGCCGATGTTGGAAGTTAAGGACATTACCGGCCTATCCGGCTTGTTGCCGCAACGGTTAGACCAAATCGCTACCGGGCCGCGGTTGCCGTTCGGCGTGCGTACGCTGATTCCGCAGGGTCGGACTACGGCGGGCTCGATCAGCTACATAGAGGAAACCAGTTTTACGAACGCCGCGGCGCCGGTGGCTGAAGGTGCGGCGAAACCGAAATCCGACAAGGTTTTCACGCCAAAGACTCTGCCGGTAGAAACCATCGCCCACTACTTCAAGATCTCGCGACAAGCTGCCGATGATCTTCCGTTTGTTCTAGCGCAAATCGAATCGAACGGGATTTACGGCGTGCAAATCGTGGAAGACAATCAGCTCTTGAACGGTAGCGGTGTGTCGCCGCAGTTGAAGGGTTTCATGCAGGTTGCCGGAGCTGCGCCGGCGCCGCCGGCCGGGCCGCCGGCTTCTACTCTGGTGGATGCGATCGGCGTAGCGGCGGTCGATCTTGCGGCAAAAGGCTACTTGCCCGATGGCACCGTGGTCAATCCGGCCGATTGGGGCGCGGTTTCCATGCTCAAGAACACGCTCGGCAATTACCTGTTTTCGAATCCGATGGACTACAGCGGAAATCAGCGGGTATGGGGCTTGCGTCTTGCGAGTAGCGCGAACATGGGCGCCGGAAACTTCCTGGTGGGTGCGTTTCAGGGCAATTCGCTCTTGCTCGATAGAGAAGATGTGAACGTCCAAATCGCAAACCAGAATGAAGACGACTTCATTAAGAACATGTACACCGTTCTGGTGGAAGAGCGGTTGGTACTGCTGATCTTCCAGGTGGCGGCGTTCGAAAAGGGCGTAGTGCCGGCGGGTACGCTCTAAGGGGGGTGAAGGTGATGGACAAGGCCAGATTGCAGGATGAAGCCGAATTGCGGGAGCCGTTCCTACTCGAATTGCTCGCGCTCGAAAAATCGGGCGCCGCGCTGCCGCTCACGTTGAAACCGTCGGAAGCCTGGTATCTGTTGGCAAGCCTGCAACTGGTCTTGCGCCATACGGGTTTTGACGGCGAAATCCGTGCCTATATCGATGGGCTCGCGCACAACATCGAAAGCCGGTTATGCAAGGGGCGGCCGGCAATGGCCGCGGTGGCCGCGATGGGGTGGCAAGCTGAATACGACGTGAGCGGGCGGGCGGGCGAACCGCCGTTGGTGGCGCCCGCTCGCTCATACGATCCGGAAACCTTCACGAAGGATATGCCTTTTCACGGCGAAGAGCAGCGAATCGAGCCGGGCGTGATTCAGCAAACCGAAAAGGGTAAGGTTCCGGAACCGGAAAAGCGCAAGCCGGAACGCACGCCGGATAATAAACAGCTCGATGTGCCGGAAAACAAGCAAGCCGGCAAACACAAACGCAAGTAGGCGATCATGCGGTGTCTCGATTTTCAGGTAACGGCGCCGCCGGCGATTCTGCCGGTTACGATAGACGAATTTATCGACCATGCGCGTTTGAACGCGCTCACGGTCGATCGACAGCCGGACTTGCTCACGCGGCAGTTGACGGCGGCGACCAACCGCGCCGAGTCATTCTGCCGGCGTTCACTGATAACGCAAACGCTACGCGCTCTGTTCGTGCCGGATGGGTTGACGTGCCGATGCTCGTTGCTGTTGGCGTTGCCGCGATCGCCGGTGCAGTCGGTGATTTCGGTTACGAGCGATGGAACGGTCGTTGATCCCACTACCTACCGCCTGGACTGGAACACGATCGTGCTGAGCTCGGCGCTCGGGCAGCCGGCAACGGCGGTGTTTACGGGCGGGTACGGCGATGCCGCAGAGGATGTGCCGGCGATGATTCGCGAGGGCATCCTGGAGTACGCGAAGGTGCTCTATGAGGCACGCGGCGGCGAGCGCGAGGACCAATATGCAGTACAGGCGGGCAAGACGCTACCGCCGGGTGTGATTGACTTGTGGCGGCCGTATCAGGTGGAATTGGGCGGATGAGCAGGCACTTTCACGTTTCGCTCGATATTCAGGGGTTTCTGTTGCATCACTCGCGGATGCGCGATTACGCCGGCATGTTTCACCGCGATGATGGTAGTCTGATGCCGCCGGCCGAAGCGAAAGCCGAATTACTGCGTCAACTCTCGATGGGACGCAAGATGTTGCCGTACGGCGAGTGTGAAGGTTTTAGTTACGAGACGGGTTGTCCAGGGCATCCGGTGACAGAATGAGCACTATGAGTAGAGTTCGTATTGTGCAGCTACTCTGCCCGTCGCGGCATTGTGTGATCGCTTGCGCTTATCAATCCGAGGACGGGGAAGCGGATTCCATCTATCAGTGGAAAATGCGCGAATCGTTCCGGCGCAATGGCGGCGATGAAAAGTGCGGAATTTGTGGATCGACAGAACTACATTTGGAAGACGGCGCTACAAAGTGGGCAACGCTCGAAGAAGCGGAACCGATCCTTCGGGCTGAAGAGGCAAGACAAGCATTCTCGCGCCACGTAATCGATGAGATGAAAAAGGCCGGGAAAAACTGATGACCGCTTCCGATCTTAGCGAATGGATTGCCATCTTCATGATGGAGCTGCAGCCGGATGGTGCCGGCGGATTCGCCGAAGCCATACCGGCCGGCCTGGTGGCCGATCGGCCGGCGAACGTTCGGACTCCCACGCCGCGGGTGGTGGTCGCCGGCGATCAGCGCGCCGATCGCGTGGAGTACGTCATCACAATTCGCTATGAGCCGGGCATCACAAGTAACTATCGCGTGATGTGGAACGATCAGTTTTTTGACATCACCGGCGTAAAGGACGTGGACACGCGGCGCACCTGGTTGGAGCTCTCATGTCTACGGTACGAAGCGGGGACACAATGAGTCGCCGCGAAATGCACTTCCGGCATGGCTTTTATTGCGGATTGGCGGATCGCCTACTTGGCACGTTTGAATATGCGATGCGGAGGCCGAGTAGTCCAGAGGCTCTCACGATCGAACAATACTTGTCCGATGTGCAGGAGATCCAGGGCAAATTGGTTGCCGCCGGGCACTATGGGCCGGATGAAGATCCTTTGGAGCGGGAGTATCCGGGCTTTTCGGCGCGGTTGCAAGAAAATGAAGCGGGGACGCAATGATTTGTCCGAGGTGTGGCGGTACCGGGCTCGCCGATGCAATCCTGGTGCCGGAAGATCTCGCGCGCTCGATCGTGCATAAAACGGTCCGCTGTGGGCGTTGCCGCGGCGCCGGTGTGATTGGGGAAGGTGACGCAATGAATAATCCAACGCAAATCGATGAATCGCTCTTGAAGCGGCGGCCGGTCGTTACCGCGGTGCCGGATCCGGACGGGCCGGGGTGGATTGTAGAGCTCATGTGCGGTCATAAAGTCTGGTGTGCCGTGCGGCCGATGAATTTCACATACTGCGGTGAGTGTCTGGTGGAGTTGACCAAACAGGCGCGGGCGTTGCTCTCGGAACAGCAACGGCCGGCCGGTGCGCATCGTGGGTAAGATGTTCCGCGTGGATCTTCGCGGCATTGAGGGCTTCCAGCGTAACTTGCGCGATGTTAGGGCAGGTATGCCGGAATGGGCGGCCGCCGCGAATCGCTCGACTGCCGAAACGATCGCCGATATTGCCCGGCGCAACGTCAAGGCCATCGATGCGATCGCCACCGGCAAGATGTATGCCGGCATTCAAGTAACGAGCTCGCCGAGTGGCCTGGTGTGGGCGGTAGGTTGCACGGAACGGTATGCGCCATACGTGGAGCTCGGCGCGCGGCCGCATTTTCCGCCATTGGCCGCGATTCGTGAATGGTGCCGAGTACGCGGCATCCCGGAACGCGCGGCATATCCGATTTGTCTTGCGATCGCGCGCCGCGGGTTGCCGGAACGGCCGTTTCTCTATCCGGCGTTTTTGCAGGGCATGCGTGATCACGTTAACAAGGTGCGCGATGCCTACAACCGCGGGTTAGAAAGGCTTTTGGCATGAGCAAACGATTGCCGGATGGAACGCCGGATTTCCGGACTCTCGATGATCCGCCGAGCGGGCGGGCGGGCGAGCGGTCCGCCGTCCCGCCGCCGTCCGAGGTTCAATTCAACTGCGGCGATGTACCGTCGCCGATTATGGGGATTCCGCCGCCGGCCGGGCAATGGAGCATACCGGCGGCGGCGCCGAACCGATGGCGCCGCTTTTGGGTGTGGGCTCTTCTGGGATGGCGTTGGCAATGCTACCGATAGCCGCGGTGCAGCAGTCGATTTACGAAGCGCTCACGCCGGCGCTCGCGCCGGTTCCGGTGTTCGATGAAGCCGGGCCGAACGCCGCGTATCCGTACGTCACCATCGGCGAAGTGATCGGCGGCGAGTCAGACACGCTCGATAAAGAAGCCGTGGATTTAGAGCTGACCATCCACACGTGGAGCCGCCAGGCCGGCATGCTCGAAATATCCACGATCATGGCAACGGTAAAAGATACGCTTCACCGGAAATCGCTTCCGGCGAGCGGCTTTCAATGGGTTACAACGATCTGGATCTACGCGCAAACCTTGCGCGATCCGGACGGTAAAACGAGACACGGAGTTTCGCGATTCCGGGTGATGACGTTCGAACAATAGAAGGGCCGCCGCCGCGGCCGTAGTTTGATTCCTTTCCCAATTTCAACAATCAGGAGTGGTACAGCTATGGCAAAGTTTACGGGCAAGGGTGCGCAGTTTCTCGTTAAGACAAGCGGCGCAACACCTACGTATGTGGCAATCGGCCAAATTCAGGAAGTAGGCGCGATCGCGGTGACGGCGGAGGAGGTAGATGTTACAACGCTCGATGCTGGCGACTATCGCGACTATATTCAGGGCTTCAAGGATCCCGGCACTTGCGAGCTCAAGGTGATTTGGGATCCAGGTTTATCGGATCATGGGGATGGCGCGGATGGCCTGGTTGGGCTCTTCGTATCCGGAGAAACGCGCGATTGCGCGATCCGCTGGAACAGTTCGGGTACCGGCGGCGAAGCATTCGGCACGTTCCAGGCTTTCATACGCGATATGACCTACGGCGCGCTCAACGCGGATGATCCGCAAATGATCACGCCGCTATTCCGGTTGCGCACGCCGGTTACTCTGGTCGATACGTTGCCGGCAACACTCGCGGGTCAACCGATCAGCGCATTTATGCAGGCCGAACAGGCGGCTCGGGAAGCCGCGGCGCGGGCGAAATCGGCGGATATCTCCGCGAAACGCTTGCGCGATGCCGCCAATAAGGCGGCGGCCGCTGCGGCGGATCGACTGAAGGCGGCGGAAGCGGCGGAAGCGGCGGCGCGCACGGCCGATGCAGACTCACTGCAAAAGCAGGCTGATATGTGCCAGGAACAGGTAAGAATGGCGCAACAGGCGCCTCAAACGGCGCCGCCGGCCGCCGGACCGCCGCCGGCGTAGGATGGTTCGACAAATCACCGCGGATTATATGGCTCGGGTCATGTAATCCGTGGTCCGTCTTTGCGGCAAACAGCTTATGAACAACGAGCAAAACATTCTATCGGCCGCAGTGCCGATTACGCTGGACGGGCGCGAGCTGGCAATCCGGTTCCGCGCCTTCGCTTTTATTACCTACGCCGAGACGTTCGATCGTGATCTCTTGCAAGACGTGGCGGGGATGGCGCAATCGCTCAAGGACGTGGGCGACGGTGCGCGTGCCGGCGCGATCGGTAAAGGGTTCGGTGAGGCGTGCGCGAAACTCCGCGATGTCCTGTGGGCGGGCCTGGTCGACCTTCAGCCGAAGATCACACGCGATGAGATTGCGCGTATGTTCTCGGTGGCGGACTTCACAACGATTGTTCCGGCGCTGATGAAGGCGATTCAGGCCACATTGCCCGAGGATGCGCGCCCTATGATCGCGGTCCAGACGGGCCGCGATTCAGCGCGCGCAAATGGGCAAGACTCTGGGCTTTCCATCGGGATAGAAGCGGCATCACTGCTACCGAGTTCCGTAGCTTAACGCTCGCCGAGCTCTCCTATCTCAGTGCGGCGGCGACGGCGCGCGAAATCCGACAGGACTATTACACCGCTCGGATTGTCGCGATGCTCTCCGCGGTCAACACCAAAAACGGCCGTTATGATCCTGCAAAATACATGCTCAACAAAGAGGCGATCAACCGCGAGCGTGCCGAACGCGAAGCAGCTCGGGAACCGCTAACCGGCGAACAGGTGATAACGCGTTTCCGGCAGTTGGGCGTACCGATCATCGATATGCGATCGCGCACCAAAAACGGAGGAAAAACGAATGGCTTCGATTTCAGGTAGCGGGCTCTCGCTCGGAACGCTATTTGTCAACATCGCGGCAAATATCCAGGATGCGCTTTCCTCGCTGAGCAAATTTGGAAGCGAAGCGGCGGATGCGGTAGATAAAGGGCTCGGCCAGGTCGAAAAGGAAGCAAATGACGCGGCCAACGAGATCGATAAATCGTTTAGCGGGCTCGCGAAAGATGTTTCTTCGGTACTCGGTGCGCTCGCGGGTGCGCTTGCGCTTGGCAAGTTCATTTCCGATGCGCAGGACTACGCAAAAGAACTCCGGGGCGTGCAAAAGTCCTTCGAAGCGCTGTACGGTGCATCGCAAGACACTCGCGATGTACTCGATTCGATAAGCACTATTGCCAAGTCCTCACCGTTTGATTTCAAGACGGTCGCCGAAGGCGCGAAAAATCTGGCACTCGCCGGCATGAGCGCGCAGGACGCGAACAAGGCGATTCAGGCGGTAGTTGATACCGTCGCGGCGCTCAAGCTTGGGCCGGATACCATCGGCAAGGTTACTGATGCACTCGCCACGATGCAGGCACGCGGAGAAGTAACCACGCGCTCGATGATCGGGCTTGTAAAGGAAGGCATCCCGGCATGGCAGCTACTTGCGGATGAAATCGGCGTTAGCGTTCCGGCCGCACAGGATTTGGTCGCCAAGCACGCGATTGATTCGGCTACGATCATCGAGGCAGTTGTCAACGGCATGGGCGATGCCTACGCCGGCGCCGCGCTGAAAGCTTCCCAAACATGGGGCGGCGAGCTAAAACGCATTTCCGAAGGTGCAACCGAAGCCGGCGCATCAATCATCGGGTCCATTACTTCGTTTTTGAATAAACTCGCGCCGGCATTGGAGCCGGTAACGAAGGCGCTCGAAGGCTTTTCAGACTGGTGGAAAAGCCTGCCGGGACCGATCAAGGATGCCGCGGCCGCGATCGCGATCGCCGTCTCGGCTGTGGCGGGGCTGATCGGCGTGATTACGGCGGCCGGCGCCGCGATTGCCGGCATCGAGCTCGCGCTCGGCGCGCTCGGCGTAGCGATCGGTCCGGTACTCGGCGTGGCGGCCGCCGTGGCGGCGGTAACGGCCGCGTTGATCTTCCTGGGCGGTTGGGTCAGTGATCATTGGGACGCGATCAGTAAGGCACTCACGGAGGCCTGGGACGGCATCAAAGAGATTTGGGGCGGTACATGGAGCTCGATCACATCCACGCTCACCGGGTTGTGGGATGGCTTTATCCAGTCCACTAAACGCGATTTCGAGGCACTGGCGACGTTTTTCGCCGCAATTTGGGATGGCCTGGTCGCCGCCTACAAGGCGATCTGGGGCGCCATCTTCGATGTCCTGAAAGGCGTTTGGGCGATCATTCAGACCGAAGCGCACATCTTCGATCAAATTCTGAGCTACCTCTTGCCGATCTGGGAGCCGCTAAAGCAGGCTTTTTCGGCCGCGTGGCAATGGGTTCTCGATACGCTCACCGGGATCTGGTCCAAGATCCAGGCGACGGCGGCGCTACTCGGCGGCGCCGCGGCGCAAGTGTCGCAAGCGGTGGTCGCTCAAGTTCAGCAGACCAATCAGCAGCTCGATCAGGCGGAAAAGGATCGCCTGAAAAAGCAGGAAGATTACGCGAAGCTCGCGAAAGAGCTCGGCGTGCAAACCACAGCCGATTTACAGGCCGATGCCGATCGAAAGCGCGCGATCTATAACCAGATGGCCGCGGATGTGGCGGCCGGCATCGGCAGTGAAAACGATTTGGCGGCCGCCCGTCTCGCCGTTCAGGCGGCCGATAAAGCCGTAACCGATGGAACGCAAGCGCTACAACAGGCGCGCGCGAAGGCGGCGGCCGAGGCTAAAAAGCAGGCGGATGAAGAGCAGCGCAATTTGAAAGAGAGTCAACAACTCGTTGACAAACTCGAAAAAGCCTACGATCAGCTCGATAAGACCAATCAACGTTGGGGCACTACCGCCGTCAAGGCGATGGGCAAACTTCAGGAGGAGGGTCTGAAGGCGGTCAAGATTACCGTTAGCCTGGTCGACCAAATCTCGAATATCAATCCCGCGATCGGCGCATGGGTCAAACAGGTACAACAGGTCAACGCAGCATTCAAGGACCTTGGGATCACCAGCGAGAAGCAGCTCGGCTTGATCGCGGACAAAGCCGATTCAGATTTAAAGGTTGTCGATGATGCACGCAAGAAGAACATCGCTACCGAAGCGGACTATCAGGCGGCACTCGAAAAGAGCAAACAAGCGCATAAAAATCTGGCGGACTATATCAATCAAACCGAGCTCGCCGCCTACAAAGCTCTCGGAGTCACTTCGAGCCAGGTTCTACAGCAACAGGTTGCCGACGCCGAAAAGGCATACCAGACGCTCAAAGCGAGCGGCGATGCAAGTACGGCGGACCTATACAACGCATGGCAAGCGGTTCTGAAGGCACAACAGGCCGTTGCGGACAATCTCAACAAAGAAGTAATTGACGCATACCACGCCGTAGGGCAACAGGCGCCATCGGAGCTACAGAAGATCGTTACCGACACGCAACATGCGTATGAAACCATCGCGGCTTCTGCCGGCGAAAACTCGATCGCCGCTCAACAGGCCTGGATTACGAACACCGAAGCAGCATTCAAGGAAATCATCGCCGCGGGCGGTACGGTAACAACGGCTCAACAGAACGAGTTAGATAAGCAGAAGCAGCAGTTAGAAAACAGTCTGCCGGAGCATTTCGCGACGTGGAAAAAGACCTACGATGCAGTCCACGACACGATCAGTCAAACCTTCGATTCGCTCGAAGAGCGATTGATCACGGGTAAAGGATCTTTCAGCGAAATCCTCACGAACATGTGGCAAGGGCTTGCAAAGGCGGCGCTCGATGCCTTTGTTAACCCTGTAAAAACCGCGATCGAGGACTTCATCGCGAACACTATTGCGGATTTGCTGAGCGGCCGCGGGCTCGGTGGTGTTCTCGACAGCATCAAGGAAATCGGTACTCAGCTCGCAGGTGTGTTCACGGCCGCTAACGATGTGGCGGATACGGCGGGCGATGTGGCAAAGGGCGCCGGCGGTGCAGCGAGCAGTGGGGCAAGCTCGGCGGGCAGCGCGATATCTCAGGTGGCATCTGGTCTAACTGGACTTGTTAGCGCCGTGAGCGGTGTGGTCAGTGCGATTTCCGGAGTAGTGAGCAATTTCCAGCTACACGCCGTGAATAAGTCGCTCGACGTGATCGTGAATCATACCTTGCGGATCTTCAACGAGCTGTTCAATCTGCGCGCGGATGAATGGGATCGGTGGGGCGGATGGATGCAAATCAAGGATGACATCCTGAACCGCCTGAATACGATCATGGACGATGCGAATTTAGCGCGCGATCAGAATAGCGACATGATTCATGCGCTCAACTCGATCATGGACTCGAGCTCGGCTGGCGTGGCAATTCTCCAATCGATGGCGGATGCGCAAGCGGCTACCGACGCTCAGCAAACCACGCTATTTGACAAGCTCTTCGCCAGTCTGGATCGAATTACTGCCGGCCAGCAACAGGCAATGAACGTTACGTTAGCCGGTTCGGATCCGGCTTTGGTTGCCGCAAAACTTGCTCAGCAATTGAGACTGCAGGGTGCGGTTGCCTAATAAACGGTGATGGAGCGGCGGGCGGGCGGACCCTTCGCCGTTCCGCCGCCGTGTGAAGTGGGGTTGCAAAGCAAATGCGGGTGAGGGTAGGGCTCGCCGGGTTCGATGTTTCTAATGCGTGCCTGGTAGAGACTGCAACAGTTCAGCAGGACTCAACCGAAGCCATTTCCACGTGCCAGTTGACGCTATTTCAGGCGTATGGCGTCTCCCGGTACGATACGGCGGTTTATAGCCACGCCGCGTTTGTCTATGAATGGACGGTTGAAGAGTGGCAAGAGATTGTCGTTTGGGATCAGGACGGCGGGCAATTGCTGTTCGCCGGGTACATCATTTCCGTACAGCGAAAGCAGGAAGCACAGCATGTCCGCTATGAACTGTCGTGTTCCGATTGGGGGATTCTCTTTGAGCGGGCACTGATTACCCAATCATGGCCGGAAGGCACGCTCGATTCCACGATCGTTGAGGATTGCATTCGCCTGGTGCCGGGCCTTTCGGTTGGAACGGTCGTTCCGCAGGTTGCTGTTGGCGCGCTTGATGCGAAGGATCAGCGAATCCGCGACGTTCTCGATGCCGTCTGTCAGTTGACTGGCGGCGAATGGAACGTCAGCTATGACGCGAAGGTCAATTATTACCGGCAAGGTTCGATCGTGGCGCCGTTCATTCTCTGTGATCGGCCGGAAAATCCGAACGAAGTTCCCTATCAACTCAACGATTACGGTTCTGATTTTTCAGATGCCGCAAACCGCGTGTTGGTGCTCGGAGCGATCACCGATACCGGCGAAATCCGCGCTACAGCGAATCACGGCGCGAGTCAAAACCAGTATGGCTTGCTTTCGATCACGCTCGTTGATCGTAATCTCGCCGATCAAGCAACGGCGGATGTGTGGGCACAAACGGAAGTTGCCACTCGTGCTTATCCGAAACCTACCGTAAACGTCTCGCTCTTTGAACCGGGCCTCAGTCGCGGCATGACGGTTGAAATCGAAGCCGATAAATATGGGCTCAGCGCAACGTTGATCTTGCGCACGCTCATCATTGTAATCGCGGCGCCGGATCGCACACGGGCGACCATTGCGGGGCACGTCATCAAGTACACGGCGACGCTTGGTTGGCGGCCGCCCGATCTCGTATACACGTTGCGGCGGATGCAGCGCAAGCCGGTGCAATCTACCATTGCGCCGTCAACGCCGGTTCCGCCAGGTTCGATTACAGCCGATGATTTCGCATCTTCGATCGAGCCGGTTCACGTCGTAAGTTCTCTTCCGGCGCTTCCGGATCCCGATTACAGCGCTAGCGCCATTGCATTGTGGACGGGCGCGCCGGGTGGACCGCAGCTCTACCGGCGTACCGGGAATAGCTGGACGGCGTACGTCAACGCGGCTGATATTCAAGGGCAACTGCAAACCTCGCAGCTTGCGCCGGGCTCGGTAACCACTACAGTACTCGCCGATGGCTCGGTGGTAACCGCGAAGATCCCGGCCGGCGCGATTCAGGCGCCGCAGCTCGCCGCTTCGAGCGTCACCGCAAACGCGGTAGCGGCCAATGCGATCTATGCACAGGCGCTACAGGCTAACTCGGTTACCGCAATCGCACTCGCAGCAAATTCGGTGATTGCCGGCAAGATCGCGGCGCTCGCCGTGGTCGCCGGCAACATCGCGGCCGATGCCGTGATTGCCGGAACGATTGCAGCCGGCGCCGTCCGCGCGGGAAATCTCGCGGCCGGCGCCGTCACAGCCGGAACCATCGCGGTAGGCGCCATCCGCGCGCAAGATGCCGTCTTTCAAACCGGCGCCATTCAAAGCGCGGATATCCAGAGTTTGAGCGGCGATAAGATCATCGCTCACACGATCACAGCGGACAAGTTAAGCGCCGTAGAGCTCGCCATCGGCTACGGCGGCGACAAGCCAGGCCGCATCGGCGTGTACGCGCAACAGGGCTTGTTCGCGCTGATCGGTGACATGTCCGCGGCCGGCGTACAGGGGTTGTGGGGTATTTGGGCTCGCGTGGCGGCATTTGGCGGCACTGGTTATCAGGATTCCAAGATGTATACGGATGTCTTTGGAAACCTGTTTTTGCGCAATGTTTCGCTCACGATCACCGCGGCCGATCTAAGTACGATCGTCACCAGTCCTACGACATTCGACAATTCTTACCCGAATGCGCTCGCGATCACGATCACGCAACCGGGAGACTCGCAATCGTCGGTAGTATCCCGTGGCCTTGTACTCCGCAACTCAAGCAGCAGCGTGATCGGCGCCTTTGTGCGGAGTCCGGGCGGCCAATACAGTGAGTTGACGCTTTACTCGGCGGGCCTCACTCGTACGTGTTTGATCGATGGATCAACGGGCAACGTATCGGTGCATGGCCTGGTACTGGCAGACGGCGAGGTACACGCGAGCGGGTTCGCGGTCACTGGTACGCCCTCGTTTGACGGCACGGTACCGGCCGGCCGCGCGATCGTTGTGAAAAAGGGTTTGGTTACCGGGTATGTGTGATTTGCGGGATGTTCCGATCGAAACGCCGATTCCTGCGCGCGAGGGTTTGTATGTCTGGTCGGAGCAGTCGGAAGCATGGATTACCTGGGATCAATACATCGAAGAAACGATTTTTCAGCCGAACGCGGCTTTACGTGAAGAGCGACGCCGCGCTCTCGAAACTACGCTCTTTTGAGGAAGGGTCAACCAATGCAAATCAAACACAAGTTATCGCCGGCCGTGCAGGGCTTCGCCCAAACCACACTGAAAGAACTGAACGAACTGCGTACGCAGTATCTTGCCGCGCTCGGAGCGGCGAAGGAAATCGAGCTCCGAAGTCAAACGCTGCAACAGGCGCTGTCGCAACAGCTCGCGCTCGTTCAGGCGGCCGAAGGATTGCCGCAACCGATCGAGCCGTACCGGCTATCGCCCGATTGCTCGATGATGATCGGCGAGATTGCAGATTTGCCGGCGGCCGCGGATCCCGAGCCGGTGGGCTTGAGCTCGGGCTCTGTGAATGGGGCAAATAATGGGTGATGACAAACTGCCCGTGCCGTTTAGTCTGCAGTCGGGCGGCGCCGGCGCGCGCGCGGTAGTATTGCCAGCCGGATGGCCGCCGGATGTGGCGCCGAATCAGGTCATTTTTGCCTCTCATATCAACGCGATTCGCGATTCCGTTGCCCTATGGCCTGGTGATGTGGATGCGCAAAACCATCACCTGAAAAATGTCATTCTCGATAATCCGCAAGGCGTGATGGTGGATCCCACTACGGCCGCGGGCGATATCGTGGTTCGCGGCGCCGCAGCGATCGCCGCGCTGCCGATCGGCGCGAACGGTCAGTTTCTAACCACGGATACCAGTCTGCCGGGCAAGCTGAAATGGGCTACGCCGATCGGCCAGGTGGCGAGCGTGTTCGGCCGGCAGGGTGCCGTGGTCGCGGCGGCGGGCGACTATACGGCCGCACAGGTGACGAATGCCGTCAACACGGCCGCCGTCTACGCGGATCCGCCTTGGATCACGGCGCTCGCCTGGTCGAAGATCACCGGCGCGCCGGCCATCTATCCACCGTCACCGCACACGCATGATGCCGCTGAGATTGTTTCGGGGCGCCTGAATACCGCGAGACTCGGCACGGGCATTGCCGATGCTTCGGTGTTTCTCCGCGGTGATGGGACATGGGCGGCGCCGGCCGGCGGTAGTGGTGGCGGCGCCGTTTCGAGCGTGTTCGGGCGGGCGGGTGCGGTGATCGCGCAAGCCGGCGATTACACGGCCGCGATGGTGACAGATGCGGTAGTAAACCGGACATCGGTCCGCGGCGATCTGTTGGTACGAACGCAAGCCGGTACGATCGAGCGGCTGCCGGCCGGCGGCGATGGCCAGGCGCTTGTGGCGGACTCATCGCAAGCGGCCGGGCTTCGGTATGCAACCGTCTCGGGCACGTTCATCGATCCAACCACGACGCGCGGCGATTTGCTGGTCCGCAGCTCGGTAGCAATCACCCGGTTGCCAGTGGGCGCCGATGGGCAGGTGCTCACGGCGAGCAATGCGGATGCACTCGGCGTGGTGTGGGCGAATCCTACGGGCGGCGGCGGCGGCGCCGTAGCGAGTGTGTTCGGCCGTACCGGCGCCGTGGTTGCGGCGGCCGGCGATTATACGGCGGCGCAAGTCCTGAATGCAGTGAACGATCAGACTGTCTACACGGATCCGCCGTGGATCGCATCGCTCGCCTGGTCAAAGATCGTGAGCGCGCCGGCGTTTCTGGTGGATCCGACAACCAACAAGGGCGATATTATCGCGCGAACCGCATCGGGTACAACGCGCGTTGCGGTGGGCTCGGACTCGCAGGTGCTCACGGCGGATTCGAGCGCGCCTACCGGCCTTGCGTGGAAAACCGCGGCGAGCGGCGGTACACCCGCGGCTCCGGTAAACTCCGTGCAATTCAACAATGCCGGGCTGTTCGGCGGTTCGGCCAATCTGACATGGGACAACGCCAACGGGCGGTTGGGCGTGGGGACGGCACCGGGCGCAACCCTACACGTCAAGGGCGGCGTAGCTCTTTTCCAGAACGACGCCAACGGGTTATCAAGTAGTATCGGAATCGCGCAATTGGCGATTCGTGGCACGACTGATCCCAACAAGAATCTATGGGTCGGATTTGATACTTCAAATAACGTCGGAGTGATCCAGGCTGGGGTGGCGGGTTCGACATGGAATAACCTTCTGCTATCTCCCAGCGGCGGCAACGTGGGCATCGGGACGGCGAGCGCGCTCTCTAGGCTTAGTTTAGGCGCGGCCAATGCTACGGCAGTGCAGCGAATCGCTTTATACGAAGCCTCCGCAACCAATTTTTACGGTATCGGGATGTCGAATCCTGCCGGATTCGGTGTTGCAATTTGGGCAGGTAAGCAGGCAACTGATACGAATATGGATTTCCTTGTCTCAAACAACGGCTATGTGGGAGTCGGATCTACGAACCCGATGTCTAAGCTCAGTCTCGGCGGCGTTGCCAATTGCACCAATCGCATCGCGCTCTACGAGACAACCTCCTCCG